AGTTTAGATGAAATCAAAGGATCTAAGTCATCGATAGAATTCTGTCGATTCTTTGTATCTTGACGGCGCAATTCAGGTAAAGGAATTTGTTGAGAAAGGAGTTGTGTACTTGCGTATCTTTGTGAAAATTCTTGATATGTGAAACTACGGTGCCTCAGCACTTGAGCTGCTATAGCTCTTGTAGTTTCCAACTCAAGAGTCATTGAACTTTGTTCAAATACGCTCCAGTGATTATGTTTAATGCAATACTTAAGTAGTCCTGCATAATTGTCATTTTCCTGGTTGTTGGGATTGGAGACACGGGCGATATACGCCATTGTCTTTTCAGCATCAGGAGTAATACTTACCAGTTGTGCGCTGTTCATATAATTATACCATATTAAAGAAAATAGTTGAAATTAATAACACATCTTTGAAGAGTATCTGTGCTTGTAGTTCCTGTGTGTTTCTCGTTTGAATCAAAAACAAGAAGACGATTACCTACACTATCAACCTCTATGCCATTTTCAAAAACGGTTTTTCCGTTATTTGTATTTACATAATATATTGATGTGATGCAATTGTCAACATCATGATGAAAATCATGCTGAATTATTTCAGGTTGTTGAACATGCATGTTAGCTTTTACCCTAACAATAGAAACTGGATTGATTTGATTAATAATAGGTTCTATCAGCGAATAGAATCTACTCACTGGTCGATGATTGAAATAAAAAACATGAGTAAACTGATAGAACCCATCATCAGGCGTGTTTACCCCTGAAGAAAAATTCCATTCCATCTCACCTCCGAGCATTACTTCATTGACAGTTCTATATACCTCTTCAGGTAGAAAGTCGTCAATGATTTCATAATTCATCTTGTGAGTCTGGTGATTTCAAAAAGATTTGATTTAATATACTTTTTTTGTTTTTTGTAAGTCTTCATAAGTTTATTAAACTCATCCATATCAACGCTTACATTTACTTTTGATTTTTCTTCAGTCATTTTTTCTTTTTATTCCTAGAACCATAGAGTCTTGGATCAATTCTGCCTTCAGTTTGGGTCATATTCTTAAATTGATCATGATGGAGATCCCAATAATGATCAAAAATATCAACCTGTTTTGGAGCAGTAGTAATATCGTACTGTGTGACCCCATCAACTACATATTCTATCAAATATGCAGTGTAAGGCAGGCTTTTATCACCTGACAGTTCACGGTCACATTTTTCGTGAAGAATAGAAACTTTACTCAACTACGTCCTCCCCATTGAATGTCTGGATACGCCTCAGAAACTAATTCTCTAGTGATATTATACTTAGTACCAAGTTGCTTATCTTTCACAAGAATGAGAAGATCAGCTTCAGATGGATGTAGGGTCTCAAGAAGTCCAATAAACATGGTTTCTCTTTTGACCTTATTCAACCCATTGTTACCACCTTTAACAAAGTTATAAAACATATCTGCTTTGTTGCGGATAGTACTTCGGTTAGCTACACCAGCACCCAGATTAGTTATCTGACTGCTATCTACTGGTTGGTAAGGAACAGTACCAGTTGGAAGCATTGAAACTACAGTTTCGTCAAAGTTCCAAATGAACACACTTTTAATAGCATTGTCTCCGTGCTGTTTAAGCAAGGAGACTTTTTTTGCTTTAGTTCGTTCGGAATCTACTGCTTCCAATAGCTCATGTAACATTGGATTTGGTGGGATTTCTTTCTTTTTAACTGCCACCGTTCTGGGTTTACTTGAAGTGGATTTAACAGTTGTTTTTCTAATCCTCGTCGTGGGCTTCTTCGTCGTCATAGTCATTCTCAAATCGTACAGCTAAAATTTCATCTGGTAGAACATTACCATATTCATCATACATTTCTGGATGGAGGGCAGGTACTGTCGAGTTAAAGATATTATTTTGTTGTGCCAGCCAACCAATTATACCACCAACAAGCAGTAATGTCACATTAAGTAAGCAAAAAATTGCAATTATTGCAGCATCCATGGGTCTTTCCTCCGAGATTACTTATTTTTTATTCCCAGTGAGACTTTGAAAATGAACTTGTATTCTCGGTTAAATAGAGAAACTATTTTTCCAAAGTTCACCTCCCAGGCGTTGTGTTCTTCTTTAGGCTTCGGGTCTCCCTTCAGTATTAATTCAACGCCTTTATTTATGTGGAGATTATGACGTTCCACTTAAAAAATGCGATGTTCTTTAAGGTACTGGACTGTTTCATTTCCATTGCCAATATATGTGCCATCATATTCTACTTGAGGCAACAATGTTTTATTTGGAAATTTTTCCTCAAACTCATCTTCGGTAAAGTCATCACCTAAGACAAGGTAATCATACTCTTTACCAAGAAGTTCCATAACCATTATTAGTTTTTGGCAGGATCCACATCCATCTTTTCCGTAGATTCTAAACATGTTTGTGATAATAATTCTACTTCGGACCAGTTCTCACGAAAAACACATAATGCAGTAAGGGTCATTTCGTTTATACAGACGGTAAAATACCTATCAAGTACAACAAGAACACGTCCAGTTATGTATCTAGTTCCGCATGGAACCCTGACTATACAGTCAGGCACTAGTTCTAACTTGTTCTCTATATTCGAGAAAGCTTTGTTCGCATCCGGCTGACAACTGGTTACCTTGCGATACCCAGTCATGACAGAATTCGTAAAGGAGTCGGACATTTGACAACGTGTTATATTTTTTCAGTGATAAAAACACTTCTTGTCGAAGCTTCATGCGTTCTTCAGAGTAACGCCAGTCATCATTCATTATCGTTAGTGTCCCCTAAGGAGTAACGATCCATACTATCAATCAGATGATCGATATGCACTAAACTATCTATCTCTGATATTAAGCTGGCAATTGATTTGCCAACAAAAGGTCTTTCGGATCTAGCTGCATATGCAAGTGCATTTCGCAAACTAGATTCTGCGTCCTTTAGTGATTCTACTACTGATTTACTTAGAGCCATTTACCGATTCCCAATCTTTTTGAAAAATATCAAGTCCACTATCAGTTAAGACGTGGTTATACATGTTGTCAAATACTTTTGGAGGCATAGTAGCCACCTCACTTCCAGCAGCAAAGCATCTGGAAACATGATGAACATCTCGTAGAGATGCAGAAAGAATATTAGTTCTAACCAGGTGTTCTCGGAAAGTACCACTGATAGACTGAACTAATGCAACTCCAGAGAAAGAGTTATCATTACAACGTCCGACGAATGGAGACACATATGTTGCATCTGCCTTTGCAGCAAGAATAGCTTGTGCAACAGAGAAAATTAGAGTTACGTTTGTAGTAAACCCTTCCGATCGAAGGGCTTTACATGCTTTAAGTCCTTCTACAGTACATGGAACCTTAATAGTAACATTAGACAGTTCCTTAAACACCTGAGCTTGATCGATCATCTCAGGAGCCTTCTCTGCAACCACCTCCGCAGAGATAGATTCAAAGTGGGGAAACTCACCTGCAATACGTTTAATGACCTCTACAGGATCTCCTCCGCTCTTTAGAATGAGTGATGGATTAGTAGTGACTCCATCAATTAGTCCCGTTTCATCTCTTTTTTTAATTTCGTGATAATCAGCTGTATCTAGGAAAATTTTCATGAGTTTTTTTTGAATTGTTTACGGCAATCTTTAAGAACCTTGAGTTCTGCCTTGATAGTTTTGTAGGCATCTTCGGCAGATAGTTTTCTTCCCATCTCCAAAGCAACTGTTAATTCTACTCTGGTTCCGAAATGTTTAAGTGCCTCCTCAAAAGAATTTAGATCTTCATACACTATTCTTCACCTCCCTATCCAAACAAAATCTTTCAGTCCCCGTAGCCATTTTGATTTGTTCGATTTGTAACCACTGGGATTCCATCTCATCGGCTAGGTGCATGATACGTTTTTCTTGAACATCATTTTGTTCAATTAGATAGGCAATGGTACTAGAAAGAGTTTGTCTATTACCATCAGTGTCTTTAAGCCAGATAGAATAAGAACTACGAAATTTTCTAACCAGATGGAATCTGAGTAGAACATAAAAAAAGAAGTTACTTAATAAGATTGCAACAGTAGTAGTCATAAGTCTACAAAGATTCCCATACTATACGTCATTATTACTTGTTTGTAAAGCGGGTACGAAAGAATATTCGTTCTTCCACTTGAATTTAGTACCGTTTAAAACGGCAGGTTTACACTCAGATATCCAACCATCAAACAAGTCCAAAACTTCAGTCAACTCTTTAATTAACGAAGTATCTTCGGTCTCTGCAGAATATTTAATTGCACATCTGATGTGCGTTGTTGCCTCTGCGATATGGCAACGTGCGGATTGATTCATAAGTAATCTACAAATAATATTCCTTTAAGATGGTCAATTTCATGTTGGACAACTCTGGCTTTTAATCCATCTAGTTTCCAATGTTTGAATTTGCCCTTTTTTGTTTGAAATTTAACTTTAATACTTCTGGGACGTGAAATGACTCCATGTTGTCCAGGAACACTTAAGCATCCCTCATTAAAGTTAACTTTTTCGATACTCCACCAAGTTATTTTGGGATTTATCATCATACAAGCAGTTTTATTATCATCAATAACGATGACACTCTTACTTATACCAATTTGTGGAGCCGCGAGTCCCACACCTGCGTTTTCATACATGGAGGTAGACATTTCAGTATAAAGATCATCAATAGAACTGTCAAATACAGTAACCTGATCAGAAGTATTTCTTAAAACATCATCACCAATGGTTCTAATTTGACTCATCTTTACTTTTTACCACGTCTATAACTTCTTGAAAATCTTCCCAAAATCTATCTCCAACTGTATATCTTTTTTGGGAGTGATAGAGAGAACTGAGCATAATTTCTCTCTGTTTGTCGGTCAATTCCATGTTCATCCCTCTTTATAGAAGTTTCCTGCAATAATAACCCTATTGTCAAATTCATTTGGAGGCACCTCATGCCTTTCATTACCATTCCACATTATACAAAGACCATTCTTGGGTTTATAGATTTGATTGATCTCTGAGAATATCAAAGGAGATGATCCCTCAACACAATTCACATAATATACAAAGGATACAATTTCTCCGTCTCCATGGGTATGGGAAACGGCGTAATCTCCCTTATTGTATATAGCTCCCCAAATTTCAACTTTAAATTCGGGAGAACTAAGACTGAATTGATCTGTATTCATAACCCACTCAGCCAACTCCCTAAAAATTTTAGGGTAAGCATTATATGAGGTTCTTTTCGCAACATAAAGATTGGTATAACCATCACCATCTTTTTCCATTTCAGGTAAAAATCGAACCCATTCTTCAAGTTGTGGATTTAGTGTTTCATATTCTGGGTGATTATCGGTCCAAATCATCTAAGCAGAATGTACTTTTTCGATTACTTCCTTAAGGATATTA